TGGCTTCGATTAGTGTTTTCATTAGAACTCCACCCAACCTGTTGCGATATATTTGTCGTTACTTATCGGAGGATTGCCACGATGTGTGTGCGTAAAAGCCGCAGGGAAAACTATTAACCTCCCCTGCCTTGGTTTTATACGTCTTGGATAATACAAAAATTCAGTTTCCCCGCCTTCTTCAACATCATTTAAGTAGAGAATAAATGCAAGCAAACGATTTGTATGCGCTTTTGAATCATTTTCAAAATGCCAAACATGGTAACCTTGACCAATCTCTGTTTTTTGTAGTTTTATTTCATAAATTGAATGTCTATCAGCATTCTCAAGGGCACCATATTTATTTACATAATTAGCGTAAGCAACAGACCAAAATTTAGAATTAAATTCTGATGCGTAATTTGATTCCCTTAACAACGTATGATTGGTAAAAACAAAGTAATCTTCTTTGTTAATTTGTTTTTCATTTTCTTGTTTTTTTCTGGTTGATCCAAAACCTTTTTGTTTGGCATCTTCAAAAAAAGAAATTACATTGTCGCAATACTGTTTGCTAAAAAGGTCATCAACAACTATAACAAAATCTTTTATCTCAACTGTGTGATTATTTTCCATTTTTTACCTAAAGTTTGGCCCAACCATCCAAGCCACTGTTGAGTAACGAATGCCCTTGGTTACAGGCTCCACTCCGTGCAACAAAAAAGAAGGAAACACTATTACTGTTCCTTTTGTTTGCTTTGGGTAAAACTTAGTCCCACTTAATTGAACAAAAAATTTACCACCCTCAAAATCATCATTTAAAAAAGCAAGGACAGTCAGTTTTCTAACAACACTTTGAGAATCATCAAAAAACCAATCTATGTGCGGAGAATAATGTCCATCTTGGTCATAAATTAAAAATTCAGATTGATTAGAATGGGTTATATCAAATTTCCAATTTTGGATGTTCGCATCAATTCCTGCCGCAACTAGACGTGCTGCAATACCTTTATAGGTTGGAAGAATGATTCTTTCCGTGTTTCTTATTGACAAATTTATTCCAAAATCTTTATCTCGACCTACAAATGGTTTTTCTCTTTCTAGGTTTTTGTTTGAATACAAAGAAACAAGCATGTCACACGCTTTTTCATCCAATATATCGTCATATGACCATACATTGTTATTTATAACTTTTGTTATTTTTTCAATACCCAAAGATTCTCTTTGGTCGTATTTAAAATCGGAATGAGGGCCGTTCTGATCAACATAATGCAAAAAAACCTGAAGTTGTTGTGTTCCTTCTTTATATTCATCTCTCCAGTGTTTCTTGTCCATCCCCCTGTAAAGAACAGCGTCCCCAACATTCATTTTAATTTTAGAAACATTTTTACCATCTAAATCTGAAAAATAAATAGGCCATGCCTGCCCGTCAATGTCAAGGGTAATTGTTGCACTAATTTCGCAAGACGGCCTATCTGTGTGAGGTTCTAAAACATCACCGGGTCGATATAGTCTTGCATAAGAATAGGTTGGATGTAATTTTTTCCCGCACTCTTTTTCAAAAAAAGGACGTAAATTTTCTAACAACTCTTCAAAAAAAGAGGCTCCGTATACTGATGGAGCATTTGGGCATTGTATGTCAGGACTAGCCTTACCCTCTTGAATTAATAATTCAAATTTTTCAACAAAAGATTTGCAGTATTCTTTGTTTAAAAAATTTTTTATTAATAAATAACCGTTTTTTTCAAAAAGTTGTTGATTGTCCATTTTTATGTTTGCGGTATATTTTCAACCTCTGGTTGTGGTGGAACAGGTTTAATTTCAACCTGTTGAGTTTGTGTATTGTAATACCAAAGATCTGCAAGAGCCTCGTCATCGCAATCCACCCAAAACAATGTTTGATGAACATCAAAAGTTTGATTGGCAATATCACAAACCCGTAAACCAATCTCTTGATTTGAATAATCAAACGTTTTCTCTAAAGTTGATACAAGGGCTTTTTTCATATCAATAAAACTCCTCTACAATTACAATTCCAGCGGCTCCGGCACCACCAGAAAGTGGTGATGGGGTATTTGATCGTGTTGCACCGCCTCCGCCACCGCCATAAGCACCACCGGCCTTTCCAGCGGTTGAAGAAGGGGCCGGGTCGCCAACACTGCCACCACCTCCACCTAAAATAGATGGGCCTCCTGCGCCCCCAACAAAAAAACCCTCTGCGTTGGCTTCAAAAACAAAACCAATACCCCCCCCGCCACCGGTAGAGTTAAATGAACCACCACTGCCAGCACCGCCATTTCCAGCGGGAAATATCCTTCCTCCCCCCGGCCCAGTAGTTGTTCCGCCAGACCCTCCAGTTGCTGAACACAGATTACCAAAAGAAGACGTTCCGCCGGTTCCACCCGGAGTATTAACGCTTCCACCTGCATTTCCACCAGATCCAACTGTGATTGATATGGGGCCGGGAACAGCCGGGGCATCAAAATATTCAACTGCGGCACCGCCTCCGCCACCGCCGCCACCCGGGGCTGTCGCTTGGTTTGCGTTTCCTCCGCCCCCACCTCCGCCACCACCACCAACAACGGTGACTCTAAATGCCTTGGCGTTAGATGGTTTTGACCAAGTAGCCGGAGATGTATACGTCTGCATTATGTAGTCACCACCAGCAGAAATTGCTTGCGACGCCCAAACCGTTCCATCCGACGTTAGAACGTTTCCAGAGGTGCCGGGAGCAACAAAAGTAACGGCACTTGTGGCGTTTCCAATAATTACAGCGTTTGCATTAAGGGTTGTTGCGCCAGTGCCTCCACGACCAACTGCAAGAGTTCCGGCGGAAATATTTGATGCGTTCAACGATGTGATGTTTTCACCAGAGAACGCCGCCGTTGCAGAGCCGGTACCACCGTTTGCAACAGGAAGAACGCCGGACACATTGGACTGAAGGTTTGCGTAAGTTGTTGAGGTAGACCCAGTACCACCGGATGCAATCGGCAGAGCAGAACCAAGAGTCAGTGAAGAAAGATGGGTAACGCCATCAACAACGTTCGTACCGTCATTAAACACCAGCATGGTTTTGCCAGCAGGAACCGCAATCCCAGTACCGGTGGAGTTTTTAACGGTCACTGCATCAGCACAACCGTTGTTTACCAAATACATTTTTTCGATTGCCGGAACAATTAAGTTCTTTGCGCCACCAGTTGTACCGGTTAGGTTTAGACGAAGATTACGAGCAGTCTGACTTGCGTTCGTGTCGGTCAACGTCAGAGTGACGTCTGCGCTTGAGAAAGGAACATCAGCGGAGCCAGTAATGGCTTCTTCGATGGCGGTGCCCAAGTTGACGTTAGTGACGTTACCCCATGTACCGGAGTTCTCTCCAGTAGCCATAAGTTGAATTTTAAGGTTTGAATATGTGCTTGCCATTTAATGCTCCTATGCTGCTATGGGTATCCAATTTGGTGTTTGGCTTGTATCAATTAGCCCCCACACCAACGGTCTAGAAACTCTACCAACGGCTGTTACACCGGTCACTTGTACAACTGCCTTACCGCTTTCATCAACTTCTCCAAGCGCCATTGTTCCTACAACGCCTGTAACCGTCACGGTTGCGCCCGCTTGGGCCTCTTCCTCACCGAGAGCAACTGTACCGACAACCCCGGTAACATCCACCACGGCTTTACCAGCGACGCTGGCAGTGCCAATTTCACCAGTAGAAGTTACGCCACTCACAATGACGTTAACTTCACCGATGACCTCACTGACTGTTCCGAGTTCTCCGGTACCTTCTACGCCAGCACCGATGGTGACGTAATTTGTGGTTCTTTGTTCTGCTGTGCCTATAGCACCGTCAGCCTGTAGTCCTGTAACAGCGGTTATAGCCTTACCAACCACAGAGACAGAACTCAAGTTGGCACTGGCTTGAACCCCGGTCACTGGAACTATGGCCTTGGCTACAATCTCTTCTTCACCAAGAGCACCATCTGCCTGAACTCCAGTGACACTAACAACTGCTTCTGCAGTAGCGTTTACAGTTCCAACAAAACCAGCAGCACTAACTCCGGTTAGGGTTACGCTTTGAACAATTTGTACAGAGCCAGTTGCTCCGTTTGCTTCAACACCCGTGACGTTAGTCGTTGCACCAGCACGAGCAACTACTGAACCAACCTCACCAGACGCAGAAACCCCGGTTACAGGTACATTTGCTTCGGCTTGAACTGATTCGGCACCTAGTTCTCCAGACGCACTGACACCGGTGAGAGAGACAGAGACATCAAGTTGTCCAATGCCCCACTCACCGAAGCCATAACTTCCTTCGCCCCAAGCGCCGGTTGCTGCCATTTTCTAACTAAGCAATACGAATAATTGCGTTGCTTGCGTCGTTGGTCGGGAAAATGATGGTGAAGTCACCGTCAGTAGAAGTCTTGTCCGAACCAAAATCCAGTACGCAAACAGCAGCGTTGGTCAGGGTGGTATTGGCAGTACCGTTTGCCGAAGGCGTGGTGTTATAAATCAAAGCGCCACGAGCGGTAACAGTAACCAACGAGAAAGTCAGATCCGAAAAATCGGTAAAGCCCGTACCAGCCGTTGCGTTGGTGTTGGTAGCAGTAACACCGGTGTTGGTCAGAGCAGCACCGCCAGCGGTGTAGTTTGTACCGGTTGCTTCGTTCGATGACGTATAAGCAGTCGTGTTGGCATTAATGGTAGCCGACGACGTATACAGAGCGAGTTTAAACGTATCGCCGGAAGTGTTACGGAAATCATGCACAGCCAACAGAAGTTCGGCTTTGAATGATGTGCACATTGCTTGGGAAATTGCCATGATTGGCTCCTTATTCGTCCAAAAGTTTAATTAACTCAGGATGTCCAGCCTTCCTGAACTTGTTAGCCAAGGTCACGTTGTTAGACCTGATGGCTTCTTTCATGTAAAACACCAGAACTTTTCTGATGTTCTCCCGAAATGCTCTTGCCTGCTCTGTAATGACAGGATGGGACTCCCCGCCAACAGCGATGATCTTGTCGAGGGCACGTTCGGCAACTTCTTCTGCGGTGAAACCACGATTTTGTGTAGTTTCGACCCGAATCTGACCGCCTA